GACTCGAGGAATTTCTCCTTTCTCTCATAAGCAAGTTTCTCGAAGCCTTCAATCAGACTATTTACGAGCGTGCGATAGGCGTACGTGACTTCTTTGAATTTGAATTCGTAGATTTCATGTTCAAGCGTGACCCATGCTTCTCGGTCGTCTTCGTCATAAATGAAAAGGGCCTTTCCGTTAATCTCGCCGTGCTTGTCCCTATCTGCTTTCGGAATCCACATGATCTTCAAAGGAATGCCTAACCGATCAAGACAGTTCTGCATTTTGGCTTTAGTCTCCAGGGCAGTTTTCATGGCTCCCTACTCCAGTCTTCTCCAGAAAGAGATCTGATATCGATATCTCCGACCAGCGAGTGGGCACTGTGGGCTCTGGAGGGCGGTGCCAGCGGACCCTGCAAGCAGGCCCGACCTTCCGCTCTTAGGACTGGCTTTGCCAAATATGCCAGAACCGTTAGTTCTCGCGGTGTGAAGGCTCGCCATTCTCCGCCACAGTGCCTTATTGTTGGAAGCTCACTTCGAGCGACTTGAGATCAAGCGGTTTCAGGACGACAAGTTTCTCTCTCGGTCCAAGGATTGTCTCCAACACCATTTTTGCAGTCATGCCCCTGAGCTCAGTTTTCGCGTTATCTGCTAGGTTCAAAATCTCTGCAGTCAGGCGACCGTGCCAACCGATCACTCTTATAAAGTACTGCGAAAATGCTTTTTCAACGTCTCCGCCGCATTCTTGGAGACAGTCTTGGAAGAGGGGAAATGTTGAAAGTGTTTCTTGCATTCATGCTTTCCTAGGTGGATAACCCCGATGTTTACCTTCAATATATATTTCAGTTACTAATCTAGAATCTGAATTCAGGATTCACATTACACGTATATAAAAAATGTGAAGCAGCCAATATGAATTACGCCAATATGAATTAGCCTAATTCATACGCCTTTTCTAACGCTTCCAGCCACTAAAGCCTAGGTGAGTATGTGTCGGCAAGAGAAAACGACCTTGAAGCCATGGACTTCATCATTAACGTCCTTAAAGACCACGAAAAAGACCTAGACAGGCTGATTACGGAGCTCGGCAACATAACTGACAAACTCGGAGACTCGAGCGGATTAGTTGAGAAGGTGCAGAAGATCGAGGATCGGTTAAGCGATCTCCAGAACTGCATGAAAGACCTTAACCGAGAATTGGGTTCTACTACTGAGGATACAGAAGAGGAGCCGGACTTATCGTCCCGAATCAGTAAAATGGACAGGGAACTTGGCGCCATCAAGACAAGCGTTTCCGGCCTCGAGAAGATGCAGGTGAACTAGGTTGGTCAGCAAAGACCTTTTACAAGCCACCAAGATCCTCGCTCGCGACGTTCTCGGGGTCGTTCAGGTCATGCAGGAAATTCTGAAAATGGTTGCCGACCTTGACGAGCGCTTAAAGAACCTTGAAAAGGAGCCTCCAAAATGAGGGAAAAAAGAGCGCTATGGTTCCACCGGTGCACCGTTTGCGCCTCCTGGATCCTTCCGTTCCAACGAATGAAAGCCAGCCCTGACGGGTTAGTGTACGCCTGCGTAGGGTGCACGCCATAAAGCTTGTGAGGTTTGAAGATGCAGCGGGATTTGAAGGTTGTAGCTAAAGGTCTCAGGGGCAAGGGTTTCACCATCCCATTCGTGACGTTCGCCAACAATGAAGGCGAAAAGCTCACCGTAAACCTGGCTACGAAGCAGCAGCTGATCGGTTTCGAGATCGACCAACAGATCACCGTGAATGTTTCAAACGGTCCACAGAAGAGCCTGAGCTGAGGGGGTGCAAGAATGGTTACTCTTGAGGAATTGCGTCAGGAGTTCGACATCTCAGTGGTTGCGCCTTATGGGCTCTGTGTGATCGTTCCTAGCGAAAAGTTTGATTCTAGTTGGGAGTCTGACTTGAAAGCGCAGGGCCGGAGCTGCATATTCACCGAAATGTCCGGCAAGAACGTCGTTCTTATCAAGGTTGGTCGACGCCGGGGAAGGCCACCAAAACCCAAAGACCGGACTGCTCCAAAAACTGATGGGAAGATCGTTGTCGCTGCGCCTGCAGGTCCGGAGCCTCCTACGCCGCAGCCGGGGCCAGAGGTTTCTCAGCCCAAGATCAACGTAACAATTGACGTTCGCGTCGACTGGAGTAACGCGGCTGCTCGCCATGCTCTTCGCAAATTCCTAGAGGAGCTGCCCAAATGAAAAGGCTTTTCGAATTCCTAAAGGTTCTCGCTTTGATTCTGGGCCTTCCGATCGTGATCTGGATATGGCTAGCTGGATGGACACTCTACACGGTGGACATGCCAGGTATCGACATGGTTATCAACAAGCTCAAGGAGGTCAACCGTCCCTTTGCAGTCATCCGAGAAACCTGAAGAACGGTTGCTGTGCGAGTATGCCAAGCTCGCGGACCACATGCAAGTCGGGTACTTATGCACGTTGGACCGTGGTTCTTGTTTTCTTGCTGACGATCCAGTCCTGCGCGAGAAGTGCCCCACAAAAAAGCTGAAGGCGCCAAAGAAGGAGGGTTCAGTTTGAAGAGGGTAGAATTTGAAGAGGCAGTGAAAAACCTAAAACTGTATGATTATATCGCAATTACGGTTCGCGGAAACTATGGAAACTATACGTCAGAGGGTTTGCTTTTCAAGATTTGTGATGGCAGAATCATTCTGAATCACGGTTCTACCCATTCCTATCAACGCATACTATCCGTATCCAAAAAGGAGGGTTCTTGATGGTGATTCTGTTTTGCTTGTGCTGTCTTATTGCCGGAATTGTTGCGGGCTGGAAAATCTACGATTTGCTTCACCCTATCGAGCATTCCGCACTAGTGCGCGCTTCTGAGGTTCAACGGATAATACAGGAGCTTGAAAAGGAGGCTAAATCTTGACGCGCGTTACTGTGGTGATTCGGGTTGAAGGCTATTCAAAGAGCTCAAAACCTCGGGAAAAGGTTGTTTTGGCCTGCTTTATTGATAGGCCTCAAGTGCGGGCTAATTTTGAAGAAGAACTCTCCAAGGCAAGTGTAGATATTCTCTCGCGAGTCCTTCTTACGGCGAGCTTGATTAACCCGGGGGAAGTTGAATCTTGAAGGTTAAACTCGTTCGTACTATCTATATGTTGATAATTAAGGAGGGCCGTTTCATTGGCTATTTTGAGGATGCGGATACCGCGATGCGTTACGGCACGGAGAATTACAAGGAGTGCAGTCCGCACGTTGAACCTCTCTGGGTTCTGGGAGAGGACAAATCTTGAGGCCTAGTTCTGAAGGAGTAAAAAAGCCGTGAAAACCAAAACACGAGAAGAAATCCGCATCGAAACAAGAGAACTCAAAAGAACTGCGAAAACAGACGGTTGTTATAATCCTTTCAATCTCTGCAATCCAGAGGTTCAAAGAAGGCTTGAGGAACATTTTGTTGAGGTTGAAACCGTCAAACAATGGATACAAAACCGAATCGCATGGCTCAAAGACACGGCTGACGGTGGCACCCCACCTTACGCTGATCTTCGAGTTGAAGAACTTGAGGGTCTTTCGAAAGAGTTGGAGGCTGAATCTTGAACTGCGTCTATAGTAACTGCTGCGTGAAATATCCTAAAGACTGTCCTACCGATGGAAACCACGGTGACGCAACGCAAGACTATTCATGTCTTGTCTTTCCGTCTGAATTTGAAGAGTGCGGTGAGTGCTTGCGAACTTTGGAAAAGCACGGAGGAGGTTGCGTTCAATGCGTGTGAAGCTGGTCTTTTTAGGTTACAGGTTCTTCTACGAAGCCCTCGGTCTTCTACAGGGAATAAACAAAATAAAAGTCAACAATCCACTACCAAAAGACGCGAAGATCCTAAGATTCGATGTTGTCCCAGCACACGCAGTAATCGCGGTTCTCGTTGAAAGCGAGAGTTTCGAAGAAGTCAATGATTGCCAAGAAATACCCGTTTACCAATTCGAGTTTGTGATCGAACCAATGAAACCACGAAAGAGGAGGAGGTTCAATCTTGAGCGATAAGGAAGTTGGTTACTGTCCTGAATGCGGAACGCCCATAGAAAATTACGATTCTCACGAGGGCGGCTGGTGCCGGAAATGCAAGAGATGGTGGCCGCCTGACCTTGTTAAAGAGCGCATGGAGGAAAACGAGTGAACGAGAAGCAGTCAACTCTTTTCCCGTCCCTTAAAGGGACATCGAATACATCGTACACGTCCAAGGCATTGAATGTGCTGGGGGGTCTTGATCGTAGCGAAGTTGAGCCTTTGGCGGCTAAGGTTCTGCAGGTTCTTGAGCCGTTTTGTGATCGCGTCGAAGTCGCTGGAAGTTTCCGTAGGCTCAGAACAGTGATAAACGATTTGGATGTTGTGGTTCAGCCGAAGCCGTTGCCGTCCTGCTGGCTCAACATGGTCAAGGCTCTGCGAACAGAGTTTGTTGCTGTCACGGAGAAGCAGGGTGACAAGTTAGCTACTTTGTATCTGCCGGTTTTGAGCGTTCAGAAAGGACCGGGATATTTCCAAGTTGACCTGTACCGGGCGGAAGCGAGGACGTGGGGGATCCTCCTGCTCGTGCGAACCGGGAGCAAGGAGCACAACGTCAAACTCTGCAGCTTGGCTATCAAAAAGGGGTTTCACCTTTTGTACAGTATGGGTTTGGTGCAGACCGTTGGCGGCAAGATCGTCGCGGGAAGGACTGAAGAAGAAGTCTTCCAGGCTCTAGGGCTTGCCTATATCGAGCCCAAGGACCGTGAGGTTAGCGCATGAATTGGTCGATTCTTCTGTACTTGCCGAATCCTTCGCTGATTCACAAGCTTTTTCCGCGAACCTGCTATGTCTGCAGAATGATAACGGTCCGCAACGTCACGTTGGTTTTTACGCGTCCAATCTTGAGATTCTGGACGGAGGCTTGGAATGATTCGGGCATTGTTGAATGATGAAGGGAAAAAGGTTTGGGGTTACGTTTTTCCTGATGGCGGGGTACCTGTGAAGAGTGTTGGTCCGGTTAAGGCGCAACTTGGCGACATTGGAGAAGAGGATATCTATTTAGTCGATTGGCCATCCTTGGCGGAGAACCAAAGGCTTCTGATTATCGAACACTTGAAAAAGAGGTTTGGCGATTCTGCCGCTGCTGTCAAAGCTGAGATCTTGAAAACCGGATTGCCATTGAGAGCGAAATACGTTTCATGTACTTCGATTCCTGGAAGATTCTTCTAGGAGCTGCTGTTTTTGGCTAAATGTCCAGGAGAAAATTGCGGAGAAACATTAGAGTTGCTATACACGAAGGCCAATGGTGAAGAAGTGTACCGCTGCGCGGGCTGCGGCTCCTGGTGGAAAATCAAGAGAATAAAACCTTGGTTTAGCCCGAAGGAGTGATTTTGTTTTGGCTGGGGCTCGTCTTGGGAAGTATAAACGTGTTCATTCAAAGTACAAAGTAAAATTTGACACTTGTACGGTTCGCACTTGGATCCTTCCGCTGCTGAGGCGGTTTGAAGCTGGCGACTATCCGACCAAGGCTGGCCGCATCATCGGTTTGTCCCGTCAACATACCTGGTACTATGTGAAGAAGCTGGAAAGGGCGAAGCTGATTAGGCGTCAAGTCCGTAGTAACGTGGTTTTCTACGAGTTGACGAGTCAAAGTAAAAACTTGCTCACGTCATGTGAGGGGACTGTTTTCCCGAAGGAACTGTATCGGTTTGACAAGTGCCAGGTTGCGTTTGAGGTTTTGCGGGTGGGATTTGAACCCACGGATTTTAAGCCTGTTGAAATGGTGAATTGGACGGCCTTGCTGGGAACCGAGTTAGGCGTGAAGGTTAGGAGGACTACGAGAAACTGGATAGTGCACGTTGAGGTGATACGTGGACGCAACCCGGTTGAAGTGACGAACCTAGCCGTGAACCTTGCTAATAGAGTGAAAAATGGTTTGATGAGCAAATATGGGTGTGTGCTTGGTGAGGGCAAGATTGTTAGCGGAGAGATGGCCGTTGAGGATCCAGTTGCTTCGTTATTCGGCAGGTACTTCACTGTGCGTACACCTAAGAGAAAGATTGATCACAGTTGGACAGTTGGCGAACTCGAGCACCTACAGAAGGATGCAGTTATCGAGTATCTCCAAATGCCTGAACGAGTAAAAAGGCTTGAACGCAATTTTGACATCTTCGCCAGCAAGTTTGACGAGCTCACAGAAGTTCTGAAAAATCTGGTTAGTCCGGAGCCTAAGCCTTCCGAAAGTGATTTCTCAAGTTATGTGAGGTAAGTGAAAGTGGAAGTTGGAAGCCGTTCAAAAGCGGTTTTGGGCTCTCTTGAAGGGCATGGGAAAAGTCCATGCTTTTCAGGTTATGGTGTTTTGACAGTGGGGCATCTAGACCAAAAGGGTCTGTTCTTGCTAAGTGTCGACATCGGGGTTTTACTGGAGTGTGCATGTTAGTATGGGAGTAGCCGCTGAAGACGTTCAGAAAGGCCAGAAAAGGCGTTCTCAAGAGGCTAAAGTTGGCAGGGTCAAGTACACTCTTGAGGTCTTGAAGCGGGTTCAGAAGGATATCGAGGAGATCAAACTTAGCCAGCGAACCATATTTGCCGGTTTGAAGGGCACGTTTCATTTTGAGAAGCCGTTTATCGAAAGAATTTGTTGCCAAGATGAGGTTGATGCTGAAATCTTGTGGTTCCTGTATCAGGCGGGTGGAAATGGCTTCTTACCGAAGGATCTCACTTCACGGTTGCATCGATACGGCGTTAGAAGGCACCAGGTTACTCGAAGGATCCTGCGAATGAATAAGCGCCTTGAAAAGGAGATCGGCCAGACCGTTGCTGAACGACGCGGCTGGAAATGGGCTCTTACCCGTTTTGCGGTTGAGGTTTGGGGTGAGGATGAGAATGGTTTCAGAGCAGAAGAAAGAGTACATGAAGAGCCTTAAGCCTCGTGGTCTGAATCGCAAGTGCCGAAGGTGCATCGCACTGAATCAGAAGAACAAGAAGCCATGCAAGGATCATTGTGTTCTATGAGAAAAAGGGGGAGTTTTGATGTTTCGCTATATGCCTACGTTTTGTCGGTTTCGTGCTTTTCGGCGATAGTTCCAGACCGCGAACGGCAACCCCAAGATCCACATGAATATGGCTATTCCCAAGATCATGTTGAAGGCATCTTGGTTTCTAGTGGCCATTCCAATCGGTATGAGAAGTATTCCGAGGCCTAAGAAAGGGGCGTATGTGAAGATGAAACTTGCTTTTGGGCTCAGTTCTTTCGGCATTTTTCTCACGCTGCGATTGATAGGTCTATGTAGGTTGAGTATGTTGCTTTATCCTCGAGATACCATATAGGGGGCATAATTTCTCGGATCTTGCATTTAGCTTGCGCGAAGCATGCTGTAGCCTCTATGCGTATGCGGAAAATGTCTCCAGTTTCAGTGTTGAATAGCCACTTAAAGTCGATCATGGCTTTAGATATATTAACGAAGAGCTGTCCGGGAGAATGACCAATGTATGGACCTTCTCCCGGGTATGGCCAGGTCTCCCAAGCTGAGTCTCCTTCGCTTCCGCCATTTGCCAGACGGTGATCTGGGTCAGAAGCGAAGTAGGGCAACGCTATTTTTAGGCCGGCATTAAAGGTTGTGGAGGCTATGTATCTTGTGACAATAGACTCCATTATTGTGAAGCCAACAGCCCCAAGGACTGACCCAACGCCGAACGTCAGCACCCCGCTCACGACAACCGGAATTACGAAGCTAGCAACCATCATCATGTCCTGCTGCCTCTTCTCTTCAACTGCTGGATCTACTTGATAGTTTTTGTCGTTTCCCTGGTCACAGTCTACGATGTTTACGTTGAACGCGTCACCGCTTGAGGTTCTCGTTACTTTCAGTTGAACCCAGTGAACGAAGTACCCTGGCTGCGCCTCCACGCAGAGCGCTGAGACCATTCTAACGTCACCGTTCAAGCCCACGCCTGGCTGCTCCTTCCGGTACGAGAAGATGTTGCTGTTTATCATAACTGCCCCTATGGGGTCAGCGATGTTGGTTGAGTTTCCTCCACGCACAGTTACAATGGCGCAGTCTACGAAGCCTTTTATGTTCTGCAGGTGAATCCTCACTTCTGCGCTCTGCATCAGGCCAGGGGTTGCTCGGACGTAGACCGATGACCAATTCTTTCCGATCGGGGCAATCCAGACGCCTTCGAACGTTTCTTGCGAACCTTCATAGTGTATGATTACTTCTGCTCTCACTGACCCGTTAGGTGCAAACAGTCTGTCGGGTTTGAACCAGAAGCCAAACATGACGACGTCTCCCCTCAAGAACGGGATGCAGAAGCTTTCAATGTACCTGGTCATGTACCAGTCTCCGGATCCGCCTATGAACCAACTGTAATCTCCTTGTAACGCGGTCTTGCTTTTGCCATAGTTCAATGCGACAGCTGTTACGTCTTTCAAATCGACTTTGCGGTCTTTGTTCACGTCGCATACCATGTCTCTATCTTTCCCGAAAGCCAAACTCACTCTATAGACATCACTCAAGTCACATTTCCCGTCTCCGTTGAAGTCCGTTAGCAGGAATCTTTGCCCTCCTGTTGCCGACCAACCCGGAGGAGGCGTATATATGGATGATCCTGCTGGTCCTTCAAACGAACTTGATGTTGTGTCGCCTAGGGGATTATAGAATTCATCATATTTTGTCGCATTCACTGATCTAATTGAAGCAAACGTTACCACTAAACTAACCGCAATCAGCATAGATCCTAGAACCCTCTTTGTTGTTCTACATTTCATTCTTTTTTCACCTATTCATGCAACAAACAGGTTATCAGGCGATTACATTTAAGCCTTATGCAAGTTTTCGAACGCTCCCGCTTTTCATGGACAAAACCGCGGACTTTCAACATCAGAGCAAAATTCGGCTTTGAAAAAGGGTTGAACATCAACCATAGCCCTTTATAATACACTTACACCATCATTAAAATAGGCGAGGAGTCTCGGTGGGGATTCGCACCCCAGACTCCCGTTTACCAAAAACGGGTGCTTTGCTGCTCAGCAACCGAGGCTTTTTACCCAGAGGAGTCGGAGTTAAACCAATGTCGAATCCAAGTTGGTTTTTGCCGACTCCTCTGCTACTTTACCTGTTCTTTGGTACACTTCTTTTAAGCCATAACCCAAAATTCTAATATGGAGATGACCTTAGAGCTGATATGGCTGATCCGAAATGGGTGAAGACAAGAGCATTCTGACGAGGTTGGAAGAAGCAATAGATGATACGTTGAAAACCTCTGAAGTCCTTGAAATCCGTCTTGCTGTCCCGGTAGCAAAGGACCTCGGGGAGGAACTAGCAGAAAAAACTGGGACACGTAAGAAGGTGCATGTCATAACTTCGATTCTTGGCATTCCCGTGGTGGTCGACTCTGCCGTACCCGTAGATAAAATGTGGGTTTTGAAAAAGAGGGAAATAGAGGTCTGATTTTGGGAAGTACCAGTCTAGACTGTTGGTGGCGGTCCGGTTGCTGTGGTGAGGACTTGCTTTTTTGCGAGTGCCCTGGCGAGGATTGTTGATAGTTTCCACATGTACCATGTGATGTATCCGTTGGCCAGCCACGTGGTCACCATTATTAGTGCGGATTGTTGTGGCAGGCCTGAGTACACGGTTATTGTTCCGATCGCTACACTTATCGCAGCCGTATAGAGAAAGTTTTCAAGCTTGAACTTCTCGGGTTGGGTCTTGCTAAAGTAGCCTGCCAAGGACGTGAATAAAGCTACGATGAAACCTGTAGGCGTGGCCACTGCCACCGCGTACAGGGCATGTATCGCTTCGTATGGCACTTCCGGCGGCGTCTCTTCCTGCGCAAGAGCAACAGGCAGCACCACCGCAAGCGCCACAAATACCAGAACAAACGCAAGAACTATTCTTTTCGTTCGCGTTCACCTCCATTAATTTGTTTCTGGAAGAGACAGCTTCGGGTTTTTTGCGTAGCCTAGTCGCTTCGCCCATTGTAGTTCGTCTTCGGCTTTCCTGAGTTTTTGGAGCGCATTTTTCCGGCTTCTGGACACTGTTGGCGGGTCGATCTGAAGTTGTCGCGCTATTTTGTAGTCTGAAAGCCCCTTTGCTGCCAGTTCAAGTATTATGCGCTCTCTTTCTCTGAGCATTTTCTCTTCAGCCTTTGAATTGGGGTTTGTATGCTTAAAACTGCTATTAGCAGTTTTCCGCTAATAACACCTTTTTGCTTTGGGCTCTATCTTACATTTCAATGGCTAGATCGTCTGGTTCTGCCGTTCAAAGGCGAAAAAAGGCACGTGCCGACACGACAGATGATACTTATGGCATTCGCGGAGCTGGTCCAAATAGTGCCCTAGCGGATTTTGGAGGAACGATTGATCTTCAGGACCTGCTCTTTGCGATCAAACGCGAGCCTATTGCGAAGCGTCTTGTTTTCGACGTTGCGCATGATGTTTTCGACAAGTGGTTTAAGGTCGAGGACGTCAGCGAGAAACCGGATCCCAAGTTTGACCAGGTAGTGCAGAAGGCTCTTGCAGACTTGAACGCGAAGAGCGTTTTCAGCCAGATGGCAGCGTTTGAGCGTGGCTTCGGGTGGGCTATCATTGCCATGACTTTCGTTGATTATGCCGAAGACGCGAGCAAGCCGGTCAAGTCGCCGAAGGGCATTGAAGAGCTTTTCGCGTACGCCGGAGATCTGCATTTCACCGTTCAAAGCAGCGACGAGGATAAGGATAGAAAGAGCAGCAGATACGGCCTTCCGGTCCGCTACACTATGAATGAGAAAGGGGCAAGCCAGCGGAAGATTCACTATACTCGCGTGATCCACTTTGCGACTAGACTTTTGGACCATCTTTACAAGGGCGAAAGCGTTCTCGGTTGTTTGTATGATGACGTGACGGTTAGCCGTAATGTACGTTGGGGCCTCGGGCAGACAATATACAGGATTGGCGGCGGTTTTCCCGACATCACATATAAAGGTGCGACAAAAAAGGAGCTCGATGACTTCGAAAATAGTCAGCAATTGAAGAATCTTAACGCTCGAAGCTACATGCTTCACAGTGATAGGGTTACTGTGGACTTCAAGGGTGCTGCTGGCAAGGCATTGAATCCAGAGCCCTACAACAACATTATAGTCGAAAGTGAAAGCATTGGCTCGGGTGTGCCCGCTCCGATGCTTCGCGGGGCTCAGGCCGGAGCCATTTCTGGAAGCGAGACGAACCAGCTCGACTATGGCAAGATCGTGAGCGACGCCCAAGGGCGTTACGAGCCTGGTGTTCGTCAGCTCATTGATCTACTTATCGAATGTGGACAAATCCAGACGAACGTCAAGGAGTACCGTTTTGTCTGGAACAGCGCCTTGGAACTTACTGAGACTCAGAAGGCTGCCATTGAGTTACAGTTGGCTCAGGCGCGGGATCTCAAAACCGGATGGAAGACACTTGACGAGATTCGCGCTGAAGAGCACTTGAAGCCTTTGCCGGATGGTGCGGGTGCGGTTGTTTTAGGCGTTAAGAAGGCTGAGAGTCAGCCGTTCGGTCAGAGCCCTGGTAGTGTTTCGGCTTTTGGAGATGATGCGGGGAGAATTTCGCGTTTTCTTTCATGGTTACGTGGAGGAAGAAAAGTTGACAAGAACGATCAGGTTAAGTAAAGCCGAGTTTGATACAACCAAGAAGATTCAGGAAACGGAAGACGAACTTATCGTTCCCGCGATCTTAACGAGAGAGGGTATCTTGCCCTTCGGCGACGGAAAGGGGTATAGACCCGCTGCGGAGTTGAAGGATGCGGCTTGGACTCTTGAAGGCGCTTGGGTAGTTGCGTTGAGCCACGTTCCGGACGTGTTTGTGACCAATCGTCGCGACATACGGGGAAGGGTTCAGAACCCGCGATTCTGTAACCAGATAAACGCCATTCTTGGAGATATCCATTTCATCAAGTCCAAGTGCGATGCACCGCTTCTAGATCGCCTGCGAAAAGGCGACCTGAAAGATGTTAGCCCTGCATACTTCGCTGACGACATTTTCACGCCCGGCAAGTTCGGAGACGAGCCCTATGACTTTGTGCAAAAGGAATTTATGTTTGGTCATGTGGCTGCCGGAGTGCCTGAAGGGCGCTGTCCGAGTCCCTTCTGTGGAATGAGCGTTGACAGTCTCTTCGCGAAGCATGCTGATCCTGAAGTGACTGAGAATTATGTGCGGATTCGGGTTAGAGATCCAGACTTGTTTGTGGATGGCAGTTTCCGAACGATTGTTTTGAGTGCTGACCAGGGTATTCATGCGATCATTGGCAAGTTGAAAAGCGATCCACAGGGCTCGACTGTTGTTCAAAATTACATGTTTGAACTTGCGAAGGATTGGACGATGGAAAAGGCTCAGGCCTGGGTCAAGGAGCATAAGGATTCTGTTGAAGCTATGAACCTCGAAGAAATCAAGACAAAGATCAGGGACTTGGAGGGCCAACGACGGGCAATCATGGAAAGGCTGTATCCCAAAACCCAGTTGACGGAGGAAGACCAGCGGAAACTTGGAGAGGAATTAACGGTCTTGGATGCTGAGATGAAGGCATTCACCGAGTTTCTGACTGAAAAGCTGGGCGAGGCCTCAGAGAATCCAGCCGGAGCTCAAACCGATTCCACGGAATCGCTTGATCCTGCTACGGTGCTTGCGCGTAGCCGCGAGCTTCTCAAATCACGGTAACATGCCCGGGACGCCGGGCCGACAAGGTGTTACGACTGGCGCGGGATGGTGCGCTCGCCACCACGACGGGGCGTTATAAATCGCGAAATTGAGCAGGAATAAGAATGAGCAATAATGATAAGGGTGGGTCGGGTTCTGGTGGCACCGGAGGCTCCGCTGGCGCGGGTACTGATGGTGCGAAGAACAAGACTGCAAAGATGTCTGTAGATCAAGCGATGGCAGAACTTGGAGAGGCAAGGAAAGTAGTCGGCGAGAAGGATCAGCTCATTGCCGATCTGACTGGACAACTCAAAGAGGCTAACGACGTCCTCGAGGGGCAAGAGAAGGCGAAGCTCATCGGGGAGATCTTGCCGAGGAGTAGGTTCAAGATGGATGAACTCGTCAACAAAACAACCGATGAGCTAAAGGAAGTCAGAGCTACACTGGATCAAGCGATTCTGCCAAAAGTGAACAGTGCGCGGTTTGGCGTTCAGGCTGCGGACTTGAGCGATCGTGAGAAAGGTCTCACGGTTGGCGATAGAAGCTGGGCTACGGAGAAGAAGCGTAAGGCTGCTGCTGGAGTTGGTTAGGTTATGCCACAGGCTATTCAGAAACCGGCAAATCAACCGCTTGCTGCTGGCAAACCGCTGTGCGTTGAGATGGAGATTGGCGCCGCTGCCACGGCTGCGAAGATGCTTCCGGGAATAGTCGTGATTTTCGATGGTGTGGATCAGACGGTGAAAGAGGCTGGCGCTAAAGCGAAGGTAGAGGTCGGCATTCTCGATGTGAAGCCAAACGAGTTGGAGGCTACTGCTTACGCTGTTGGAGACGAGGCGAACATTATCTTTGGCGAGTGCATTGCGAAGATGTTTTTGAAAGCATCTGAGAACGTCACGAGGGGAGATCCTCTTGTTACGGCTGCTGATGGCCAAGTTGCGAAGCTGGCTGTAGGTGCTTTGGGTGCTCAGGGCCGTGTGATCGGGTATGCTTGCGAGTCGAGTAACGTGACTGTTGTTGCTGAGATTTTGGTTCATTGGAAACCTGATAGCGAACCTGCTGCTGCGAGCTGATAGGCTATGCAATCATTAAGAAGAGTTGGAATGGACACTGGCAGGCTAACGAATGAAGAGATCATCTACATTGATGACCGTGTTGTCGAGGCTGTCGTTGCAGCGTCAATTTCTCGCAAGATATTCCCCGTTTTCACGCTGCCAAACGCGGGCATAATGACCGTTCGAGGGTACAAGCGTACTCCCATGTCAGCTGCAACTATCAGCCTTTACGGCCAGGGCGGCTCGAAGGATCGCTCTGAAAAAGCCAGTTTCGACGTAACAGTGCCAGTCATAGAGAAAGAGTTTGACATCAAATGGAGAGAAATCGAAGCAAGCAGAGGCAACGGGGTGCCTATTGATACTCAGGAGGCAGAGGAAGCGGCGAGAAGAGTCGCGGCGGACGAAGACAAACTCCTCCTATCAGGCGAATACACCGGGTATAGGGCTATGGGCGTTGAAGGCCTAGCCACTGCCACAGGGCGAAACACGAAAGCGAGCGCCGGCGCTTGGCCAGCGAACAGCTTAACCGATCTGAGTGCTGCAATAGGCGAACTCGAAGCGGATGGACATACTGGTCCTTATGCCGTAATACTGCGCAGCTCTTGGGCTGCGAAATTGCGTGCTCTCGTTGCCAGCACTGCGACAAAGTGGATAGACGTCATACAAGGCGGCAAACCATTGTTCACTGCGGGTCTAGGCGGGGATGGCATATTCGTAAGCGACAGTCTCTACAGTTCTGGAGGATTGACAACCATCGCGGTGGTCATAGAGCCTTCACAGCAAAACTTCGAACTTGTAATAGGCGAGGACGTAAACACGAAAAAGCAGGCGGACGTGCGAGGAAACTTGGAATGCGTCACCAGAGAAGTCGTAGCGCCCAGGATCAAGAGACCAACTTGCATCTGCGAGATAACGGGACTCACGTAGTAACATCAGACTGTTAGGTCGATTCAGTTTCCCCCTTCTTATTTTCGGGGCGAAAACAAACAACGATAAAGCAGGAAAGGAGGGTTGATGTTCAAATGAAGTTCAAACTTAGGAAGGGACGGGGAAGCGTTTCGGGCTTTACGGATGCGCAGGGAGTTACTCACTTGCCGGGCGACGTTGTTGAGTTGCCGGTGACCTACAAGGGTGAGAAGTGGCTTGAACCAGTGAAGGAAGAGCCTAAGCCGGTTGCTCCACCTAGTAAGGTTGAACCTGCGCCTGTATCGGAACCTGACGCTGTCCCTTTGCCCGGGAAAAAGGAAAAGAAGGCAAAATAAGAGTCCTTGTCGGCATTCCAAGCCTCAACGATGTTGATCGATTTCTAGGCTACCGAAGGGATGTTCTTAGCTGCGTTGAAATGGCTTTGGTCGGCCTTGACTATGAGGTTTTTGTTTCGCCTTCCCAGGACAAGCCAGGTATCGAAGGCATTGGTAACGCTCAGAATATACTCGTAGAACGTGCGCTAGTAGGTAAATTTGATTACCTCTGGATTGTTCAAGCGGATGTTTGTGTCCCGGGAGATTCCTTTGAGATTCTTTCAGGGTTGGGCGTCGACGTAGCTCAAGGCGTCGTTCCACGTCACGATGATCGAAACGCATTCATCTGTGGATTCATGGACGCAGAAAAAAAGGTTTGGTACTTACCCAGGAACGCGGTTGAAGGGCAGATCCTGTCAGGCTGGGTTTTTGCGGGGATGAGTTGCACACTTATCAAGCGTCGGGTTCTGGAAGCTGGGATTAAGTTCCGATATGTCCGTGGTATCGGGGAAGATATCCTTTTCATGTTTGACGTTCAGAGATCCGGTTTTGTTGCGAAGGTTGACGGTCGGGTGATCTGTGGCCATCTGCCAGAGTGGCCTTTAGGCTCTGTGTTAGGGGTGGCCACCCCTACTTATGGCTTACTTGATGTTGGTTGTGGGCATCGTCCAACTGGCGACGTAAACGTCGATTTGTTTCCAGAGGCCTCAGGTCATAGGTGCGTAGATCAAAGGGTGAACGATGATGTCGCGCTGCACGTGCACGAGATCCCGAATTTTGTTAAGGCTGATGCGTGCAGTCTGCCCTTTCGGAATGGCGCGTTCAAGAGCAGTTATACCTGGCACTTGATCGAGCATCTGCCGGATCCGGAAATGTTCCTGCGTGAGTTGATGCGCGTTTCCGTTGAGAAAGTTGAAGTTAGGTGCCCAAATGGAGAGCATGTTTCCTGCAAGGGCGAAACGAAACCTCTCCACTTGCACGATTTCAGTCTTGAGTGGTTCCGAGGAAAATTGGCCAATTTCACGGAATGGGACTTTGCGGTCCGCTGGGACTACAGCCAGAGCGAGCCCTGGGAGATAGTTGTGGAAGGTGTGAGGGTTGGCTGAAGATCCTACTGAGGTTTTGAGGCGTTCAAAGGCTCTTGTACGAGCCCATAAGGAAACTGCCGAAGGGGAGCGCGCGCTGGAGATCTTGCCTCAAGGGCACGGTAGCGGTTTGAATGCTGATTATGTAGACGGGTTGCATGCGGCTGAAATAATCGCGAGGGCTCCGGGGAAGGGCGGCGGTGGCGGGTCGGGTAGTGGATCCGGAGATGCGACGAGCATTAAGGGCAAAACGGTTGATGATGCAGCTATCGGGGATCAGAAGGTTCTCACGTATGATCTTGGGTCGGATACCATAGTTTACTCCACTCCCGCCGGCAGCGGAGACATGACGAAGGCCGAGTATGCAGCAGTTGAAGCTGGCAAAGTGGATCTAGCGAGGAACTCGGAGAAACTCAACAGCCACACAGAGGCTCAAGTTCAGGATCACGCGCCCAAAGCTCACGCGAATGAAGCGCATAGTACGCAGATGGCAACGTCTACCGAGCTCACGAGCCACACCGGTGCAGCAGCTCCGCACTCTGGGCATGAGCAAACCGCGAACAAGGATCAGGCGAATGGATATGCTGGCCTTAGTGCGTCGACGAAGGTTGCGGCTTCTCAGATGCCCACTGGCAAAATCTACACCCTCTTCACCTTCTGCGTCGAAGGAACGCTGACAACTGGCATAAATAAGACGTTTGAAATTGTCTGTGGTCCCGGGACGTTCAGCATAGTTAAGGCTAAGGCTCACGTCAAGACGGCACCAACGGGGCAGTCTATATATGTGGATGTCAACAAGGGTGGAACCACGATTTTTACGACGCAGACCAAGAGGCCTCAGATCGCGGCAGGAACAACAGACGATGATTCGGATACGCCGGATATCACTACCCTAGCTGAAGGGAACGTGCTTAGCATTGACATTGACCAAGTGGGCTCGGGAACGGCAGGCGCGGATTTGACTCTTGAACTTGTGTGTGAGCAGACGGTGGCCTTCACCTAATGACGACTGAGATAAGACTTTTCACGTGGACGACTCACGCGCTTGGGTATGGCTGGAAGAACCTCGATGATACGGCAGACCTCAGCGAAACGTTAAGTTCCGTTTCTGGTGGAGCTGCGACATACATGGATGTCGGTATCCGAGTTTTCAGGCGGACGACCGGAGGCGTGGAAAACGAGATAACGGATCCAGCCCTTGACCCGGTAGCAGTTGTGAGGTTTTATTCTTCGGATACGACGCCTGTTCTGAGATCGGCAGACTGGGCCTGCCCTCTGACGTCGCTCAGTTCCGAGTATGTCGTCGTCAAAATCTACAGGAAGTTCGAGGGCGCCAGCACATGGAGTATCTGGAGCATGAAGTGGGTCACACCTGAAAGCACCTGGTCAAGCCTTGACGCTGCAACGTGGCATGTGGAATATAAAGGGGGATACGGAGGCAGCATGTTCAGGCTTTACTTTGGTCTAACCACAAGCTCGCACATCGACAATTTCCAATACACTGTAGGCGCTGCTCCACCAACAATCAAGGGCATCAAAGTTCAGGTGATCTAATGCTCAAGGCGCTCGTCATTTTCGACAATCAACACAAATTCAGAGATATTGGCGATGTTGTGGCTGTTGCGCGCGCAGAAGGCCAGAAACTCTTCAAAACCCATCAGAACGTGAGGGTGGTTGAAATATTTAAAAGTCTTGAAGACTACTATGTAGTGGTTGTCGCTGATTCTGGTTGTTCAGTGCCACTGGCGGAAGTGGCTGCAGTTAGAGAATGAGTGGTTGCTGTAACGCCTAGCGAGGTCCGCGAGCGCATTAATGTTTCTGCAGCCGAAGCACCGGACGACGTTGTTAATAGGTTCATCACGGCTGCCGGGGTGACCGTTGAAACTGAAACTGGCGAGTCGGTCGATCCCTTAAACTGCAGCAAGGCTGAAGCTGAGGCAATCCGCAATCTTGCCGCCATCTATTGCGCTTGCAGAATCACCGGGGGCTCCGCCCAAGGCCTGAGCTTCCGAGTTGGCGATCTTGCTGTAAACGAATCCAGCAGCTCGAGTTCTGGCCTCAGTGGCGGCAACCTCCAATTTCTCCTTGACCAAGCCCTCAAAATCATCGAGAACCTGAAAGGGTCACAGTTCAGGGCGGTGAATGCCTAGATGGGGCTCGTTCCCGACGCATACTATCAGTACGTGATGCACTATGCGCCTTGGTTCTACGTGATTACCACAGCCATGACCGCTGACCCGCCAGCAGGCCAGAAAAACGTGACCGTCGCGAATGGCGCCTTGTTCAGCGCGAACATGCCCGTCGAGATCAAGGACTCCGCACATGCGGAATGGAACGAGGTTGATAGTGTTCTGGGCAATGTTGTGACCATGAAAACTAACTTGGCGTACACGTATTATGTCGCCAAAGGCGGGACCGTTGATCATGGGGATAAAGCCTATGGGAAAGGGGCTTTTCCGGCTGCCTTCGCCATCGAATTTCTGACTGAAGCCTATTCTGCATCTCAATTCGTTGCTCTTCAAGCGACCATTTTGGCGAAGATTGTGGAGCTCGCTGATTGGCTCTTGACTCAACAGTGTTTAGACGTTGCGAAGTATGCTTATGGCGGTTTCTTCAGTGCTGATGGGGGCTCGGAGTGCTGGAGCATCGATGGTGGCCGCTGCATTCCTGCGCTCTTGAAGGCGTATGCGCTCACGAATGACGTCGATTACTTGAACGCTTCGAAGCTGGCAGGCTATACCTACCTGTACACGATGCAGCAGCAACCCGCGATCTTGGGAATTCACGACCGCTACTATGGCGGCTTCGCGAACAAGGTGAACCTCGCGCAAGCTTGGGATACGGTAATGTCGATTGAAAATCTCTACTGCTTGATTGGGCTCAAAATGCTGAATGACACCTACGACACGGCTAATGCTGCAAGATACACGGCCATGATGCTTGATGCGGCTACCTTTCTGCGCGTCGGTTTCGAGCAACTGTACTTATACTATCAGCCTCCGCCCTCAGGATCTGGCGTTTGGTATCGCGTAGGCCTCGCTGATACTGAAATCTACGATGATCCGATGTCCTTCGCGCTTCTGGGGCTCTACTACTACGAGGCTTGGAGCCTATCTTGCCAGCGAGTTTACAATTTCGTTCAAGCCATCAGAGCCAGCGGACAATATCCCGCTTATTGGCCTGAAATCTGTTGGCCGGGGTACATCGATGTCGTTACTCGCTTTCCGGCATGCGCGTACTATGACGCGATCACTAGCGGTATCCTCTGGAAGATCAGGGCCGAGCGGGATCCTCCGAGCCTGAAGCTCGCGTTTGACGTCATAAACAAGTACAGTGACGAGTTTCTGTACTGGGGGCCCGTTTTCACCGACTATAGCCCGATCACGCCACAGAAAGCGATGGCAAACGTAACCTGGCTTGCCCGCATGTTTCTGAACTATTCCGAGCCTTTGACTAGATTCACGCGCATTCTGAGCAGCAAGGGCGAGGCTGTGCTCTTGTATCCGGTTCGCCAAGCTGTTGAGACGGTTTCTTATGGCGAGCCCTTGGACGTTTTAGCGGTCGTTTCGCCGGTCAGAGCTGAAGAGGTTCTCTTAGAGGCTGGATATCTCCTAAACGACTATCTGGCTTTCTACACGTTTGTGCCGGTGCGGGTGCATGACAAGATCAGACGTCAAGGTGAGGACTACGAACTGGAGAAGCCGACGCCCTTCACGTATGAAAATCAGCGGATCTACTTCAAAACCGTAGCCAAGAGGTTGATCGCCACTTGAGCGAACTTGAAGATGCTGTTGATACTCTTATCCGTTTGATTAGTAGCCGAATCCGAGTTACTAAGGACAACGGTTCGTTAGCAAGTTTGCTTGTTTGCGAGGGAAACTATGATCGCGAGATCCTAAAACAATATGATGGTCAGATCACGTTAAGTACGCTCGATGGTACAGATGAATCAATTAGCCAAGATAGTCGGTTGCGACGTGAGATCGCGCTTGTCAAGTGTAGCACTTTCGCTGTCGACAAGACGGCTCCGGGCTCTGACGCCGGAAAGGTCATGCGGAACAAGATGGCCGCCCAGATTAAAGCCATCATTCGCGAAAACAGAAACATCCCTTATCAGGTAACCTATAACTTTAGCGGTCTTGGATATCCTTCGGGAGATCCGCACAAAGCTTTCTCATGTGCGGCAGCCACGGAACTCGCGCCCTCGAGCACGACCTGGGTTGAGCTCAGCAACTTGGAGTATCAAAAAATCTGGTCGAGTGACGACGTTAGGCACACCAAGACGACGACCGTGAGCGGGCAGTATAGCCTTATGCTCTTCAAGTTCAAACTCGGACCAAGAGAGCAGTGCGTCAAGAAAATCGTGCTCAGTTTTGAGGGTTATGGAACCGCTCCCGGAGGAAATGGCGTTACAAGCAAGGTTTGGAATCACGTCGCTGCCGCATGGCAGCAACCGCAGAGCGGAACAGGTGCCGGAGATGAAACCTTAACCATCACGATCTCTTCTACCTGGACAGACTTCATCGATTCAAGCGGCTATGTGTATCTTCTGGCGAAGACCACGAATCCGAGCGATGGCGCCACGCCTGCGATTCTATATTGCGATTTTGTCCAGTGCACCGTCCAGGTGGCTGGAATAACCCATTGCGACATCAAGACCTTCAGAAATGTGCTTGTCACCGATTTAAAACCCTACTTGCATAGCACCGAGTTTGGGCTTAGGACTTGGTTCATCGTCACAGTCTCAGGAGTTTTCTAGTCATGGAGTTGAACAAGAATGGTTGAAACCTATGGAACGGATGAAGAGCGGTTCTACCACGTCGATGAAGGCGTGTTTGGAACCACGCCCACGAATCCGGCGATGCTCTCGGTGCCTTCTGATGTTATCGATCCGGGGTTAGATCCCGGGTTGATTCAGCTTCGCGGTGCTGGAAGTTACGATCTTCAGGCGATAAAGAAGGGTCTTCGGCAGCCAAGGTTGAAGGTCGGCTACGTGTTGCCTTCTACTGGTCCGATTGCGTTGCTCCAGTGGGCGAAAACGGACTTGAACAAAAGCCTCAGTTGCCAGGTTCTGTACTGGAAGGGTTCATTTTCGAGTCCGACCGACGTCCTTTCGTTGCTCTTCAAGGGCATGCGCATAAACAAGGCATCTCTGGCTTGCAGCATCGAGGACGTTATCAAGGCGACGCTGGAGCTCGAGGGGCAGGATCTCGAGACCGGCACGGCAAAGATCACCGGCGCCACGTACACAGACCATACTGGAGCCGTTAGCTTCAGCGAGACATACGTCAAGCAAGACACTACCACGCTGGACACGGTAACGGATTGGAAGTTTGACATACTCAACAGCGTTAAGCGGGTGCCAGTCATTCGCTCGAGTAGTGGGCATCTTGCGAAGTACGTGCCCTTCGGCCACCGGGAGCTTTCAGGCGAGTTGAGTTTCGAGTTTGAGAGCAAGGCCGAGATGGATGCGTGCTTGGCTGACACGGAGTTTTCTCTCGAGTTCGGGCTCAGCGGCACATGCAAGGCAATATTCAGCGCCTGCAAATGGGGACAAGTCACCCATGCTAAATGGCTTGAAGACCTGATCTGCGCGAAGGCTCTGTTTGTGGCCAAGGGGCCTCTCTCAATCAGTTAGGGAGTGAGATGATGGAGAAAAGAATCGCGGTTGCTGCTATAATCTGTGCGGGGCTTATTGTCTCAGCGTCGATAGTTGCCTACTCGAACCTCTACGTTCAGAGATCCGTGTCTGTTACTGTCATATTGAAGTCTGTTACGATTGGTATATACCGCGACTTAGAGTGCTCAAGTCCTGTCGTTAGCATTGAGTGGGGCATTGTCGAGCCTGGTACTAGAACAGAGCGAATTATCTATATCAGAAATGAAGCGAACGTCAATCTAATGCTAAGTCTGGAGACTGCCACTTGGAACCCTCCAGATGCTTCGAGGTTTATTGGTTTCGGTTGGAACTATACCGGCTTTCCTCTTCTCCCCATGCAGGTTATTCCAAGCCTTCTCCGTTTGGATGTTTACGTCAACGTGACGGGGATCACAGCTTTCAGTTTTACGATCATTTTTGAAGGGGTTGGCTAGGATGAAAAGCGAAATACTTGAGGTTGACGATCGGTTTGGTAGCGAGTATAAGGGTCGGTACGTGTTCCAAGAGATCACGTGGGCTCGGAGAAACCGCATCATACAGAAGCACACAAAATACAGCAAGATGTCCGGAGAGGTTGAGAGTAGCGACTTCATCGCAATTCAAGCGGAAACGATCTGGGCGAGCCTTCGGCAACAGCCAGAGGCCAAACCTGTATCACTCGAGAAGCTTTTGAGTGAGGATATCGGCGTTCCGATTGAGCTCGGTGAATTGTTTTCAAAGGTCGTCAACAAACTCAACGGCATGAGCCATGAGGATGTCCGTTTTTTACTCGAGCAGTTCGACGAGGAAAGCCGCACCCGGCTCTTTCAGAGTTTCGGCTTTGTAAAGAGTTCGGGTGGACCCCACTTGACCTCAGAAAGCAGCCAGCCCGAACAATCCAAGAGTTCTGCACAATCCTGAACGTAATGGACCAGATCGTGGAGGAAGAGAAGAAAAAAGCTGAACTGGAGGCGAAGAGGGCACGTCGATAGAAGTAAGTTGCGACATTGAAGGCGCTGAAGAATTCGCGGCTGCTATGCAAAAGTTTGATTCGGCTATGCAGAATCAGGTTCACCGGTTTCTCACTAGCTGGGCTGCTGACGTCAAAGCTTCAGCAATGCGAAACGTACGAGTGGTTACGGGGTACTTGCGCAGTAGAATCTATGCTGTTGTCAAGGAGTGGGTCGCTGAGATTGGGGCTGAGGCGACTTATGGACTTTTCGTGGAGTTGGGCACAAGATACATGGCGGCGAGGCCTTACCTCTATCCTGCGATTCAGGAGCATCTCCCTTCACTTGAAATGAACATTGTTGGAGCCTTGGAACAAGCAAAAGCGGAGGCTGGTCTATGAAAGGGCAGCTATCTATTACCGTAGAGATTGATGGGAGACTGTGTATTTTTCTTATTCGTTTGGCAAGGGCTACTTGGTACCTTTGGTTTCCATGGCGAAAGACTGTTCTCTCTTGGCTACGCCGCAATGCAATCCATCTTTGCCGTGTTTGTGTCGCTAATGGGAGGTGGCATTGGGGTTGAGTTTTCGTGAGATTGCAGTTACGATCAGGGCAGTCAACAGGGCCAGCTCCGAGTTTGCCAGAATCCAAACGGACGCGGAAAGCTTGGCTGCTCGAGTGAAGAATCTGGGCACTGCCATGGCTGGCCTTGGCGCTGCGGGTACGGTTGCCGGCCATTTGGCTCACGAATTCGGCTTGCTTAACGATGCTCAGGCGCGCACTTTCAACAGTGCCATGATGGTTGTCTCGGTTATGGGTATGTTTATGCGGACGAGTTTAGGCGTTGCCATCGCCCAGAAAGTGTATGCTGCTGCATGCTGGATCTCCGCGGCTGCCCAGAATGCCTTGAACATCAGTTATGCCACTTTTCTGGCTTTGACCGGTGTCGGGATCGCGGTGATCATTGCTGCCGCTGTTGCCATGTGGAGTTTCGCCAACAGCATGAACGCCGCCACCTCGAGCGTTCAAACCTTCAATGAGGCGGCTGCCGAGACACCCGGGCATGCTCGTGGTATTCAGCGTGCTGGCGAGATGGATCTGGCGCGTAGGGGATTTGAGTAAAAGTGAGCGTTGAGAACCCGAGCGTTGCCATTGTTCTCGGATCGGTTACGCCTCCCCAGGGTGACGTCAAAAACCTGACTGTTCACTTAGGTTGCACGGATGAGGTTTCAAGTTTCGAGCTTTTGATGCAGAACTGGGACAAGAAGTATAGCCCGAGCGGGACCTATCCGATCCAGGAAGGCGCGAGCGCGACGATGTATGTGGGTCGGGGCGCAAACTGTCCGCTCCTTCTGACCGGGAAGATTGAAAAGGTGAACTATCCCGGCACGTCGACGACGCATTATGTGAGGGTATGTGGCCGTTGCGTTGGAAAAAGCCTCTTCAGCAAGCGAGTAACGAAAACATACACGAGCCAAAAGGGAGAAGCCATTGTCAAAGACATAATAAACAACTACACGGTCTTGAGCCACACCCGTGGCATAACTGAGCTCATCGAGGATACGGACACAACTTACACCTTGCTCGAGTATTCGGATACGCCAGTGATCGACATCATCAAGTACATAGCTAGTACAGCCGACAAGGGCGGCGTTATCGGGTTTGATTTCAGGGTTGCGCCTGATGGAAAGTTCGAGTTCTTCGCCAAAAACAGCAAAACCAGTTCAGTGAACTTGACAGATGCAATCGAAGAAAGCGACTATTCCAAGGATAGCCTGAGAATCAGAAATAAGGTTACGATCAAGGGAGCGCCGGACAAAAGCAACCCTGCAGACAAAGACGCAGATACGGAGAGTTTGACGCCTACTGATGGCGTTTGGAGTTCTCCGACCGGCGATACTCTGACGTTTGACACATCAACGAAGATCAAGGGCACAGGCAGCATAAAGGCAGCCTGCACGAATGCCTATTACGGTTCCATGATGTTCACTTTCAACAGTGGGAAAGAAGTCAATGGGAATGAGTATCCGGTTCTGAGTTTTTGGCCGCAGCGGGAAAGTGCCTTTAACGGCAACATGAACGTGTACTTGATCGACACTTCAAACAGAACAGCCACGTATTTCTTCAACTTTGGACCTAGCAAGTGGTTCCAGAAACAGTTCAAGGCAGGAGCGTTATATGCGGATCAGTGGGATGTCCAGAGCGGTTTTGATTGGACTCAAATAAAGAAGGTTCGTTGGGACTGCTGGTTTGACGCTACAGGCTCGGGGGCCTTCTGGATTGACGGCTTCTTTTTCGGTGGAAAACGCTATAGTGCAGTAAGAGAAGATTCCGGCAGCCAGACCAAGTACGACATTCAGGAATACAGCGATACTGATGAAGAGCTTTATAGCGATAATGAATGCGATCTTAGGGCAAAAGCGGTTCTGGCTTTCTTGAAGGAGTACGCGGAGTACTCGGTCATAAAGAGTACCGTACTCGATTATGGCACCACGCCAGTTTTGCCGGCTGACAAGATCACGGTGGAACTCCCGAACGAGAATGTTAATGCTGCTTTCAGGATTCAGACCGGGGTGGAGTACGTTTTCGACGCCGGCAAGAATGAGCTTGAGGTTAGTTTTGTTGTTGGAAGGGAGATCCAGCAGCTCGCTGATTACCTATACGCTCTGAAGAGCAAGACCGATCACGTAACCAGACACAAAATTGCGAGGTTGATCTAAGGGTGAAAAAGCTCGAAAGGGAATTGAAGAACGCTATACCTGGAGACTTGGTTGAAGTGGTTTGGGGTGATGCTAGCATAGGAAAAAGCCTCGACTCCGGACCTCTAATCGATATTCCCGTGTTCAGTTGGGGCGTCTTCATCGGTTGTTTGGGTCAGAAGAAAAAGCACATAATCCTAGGCCAGAACAGTTTCCGTTACGCTGACGGGTTCTTTGATGTTGACTATACCGCTATACCGCTGAGCTGGGCTGAATCGGTTAAGGTTTTGCAGAAACAAGCGGTGACTCCTGAAATCGCTCGGCAACTGCTCTACAGTTTTATGAAGGGCGGAAGACGCACAACCATGACGCCACGATCTAAGACGTTTCAAAGGAGCTTGAGGATTCATGGCGGACTGGATTAGACAAGCCCTGACAAGGCGTAGGCCTCGGACACCCCGCGTGGTTGAGGAACCTGACGAGCGCCTTGTATACATAGTAAAATTCGCCTTAGGCATGACAGCATCTTTGGCTGCGATCGAGATTGCCCACTTGGTGGTCCTGCATACGTGGAATAGCGAGGTCTTTGCAGCGATCACTGGGCTTGTCGGTACTGTTATGGGGGTATTCGTTGGTCAAAAAACAGGTTAGGAAAAAGCTTGAAGACATGACTTCGGAAGAGATTGACGCAGAAGTTAAGAGTATGCACAATCGAATGGCCGAGATCGTTGAGTACTACGGAAAGAAGCTTCAACAACTCATGAAGGACATGCCGGGGCAGAAGGCGAGCTAGTCTTGGCGAAGGGTAGGCCGTGGACTAAGGAGCAGGAACAGACACTCATACAGCTTATCCGGAAAGGGAAAGCCGTCGATGTAATCGCAAAGGTCTTGCATAAGACTGAGGAAGCGATTTACATGAAGCTCAAGAGGCTCGGGTTGGAAGTAGTTGTTAGTGAAAAAAATCAACTAACAACTTCTTCTCGCTCTAAGACGCCTACCGAATTGCCGAGCATCGAGAACGTTCTCAAGCGGTTAAGTCGTGCCCTGAAAGATTTGGAAAAGCCGGGGATCGAGAAGAACGAAATCATTAGGCTCAGATGCTTCATTCAAGGCGTCAAGATCTACAAAGAGCTCTTCGGAGACTACGTGCAATATTCTGAGATAGAGGCTGAGCTCGTAGAGTTGAGGCGTGTTTATGAGGAACTACGAAAGAACGCCAAGGACAATGCACCCAAAAGAAATAAGTAATGAGCGGGCTAGACTCAAGGCTCAAATCCAAGCCCTAAAGGAAAAACAGAACCGCCAAGTTGAGAAGCTGAAGACCAATCTTGTCGAATTCTTTCGCCAAGTCCTAGGCTTTGAGCCTACCGCATATGAGAAGGAATTCATCAGCCTCTTTGAAAAGAACCAGTTCCTGGCTGCCCGCTGGTGCCGGCAGAGCGGCAAAAGCTGGACCGTGAGCGCCTTGCTCTTGAATTATGCTCTTACGCATCCTGACAGCTACATTGGCGTTGTCGGTCCCTCTTGGCGTACGACGAAACTAAACATTCGAAGAATAAGCTATTTCCTGCGCAGAATTCCACCGGACCGATATCTCAAGCCAGGGCGAACAGTCTTACGCTTCACGAACGGCAGCGTTATTGAGGCTTTTCCGAACAATCCAGAAACGATCCGTGGGCCTACGCTTGACGCTATATGGTGGGATGAAGTTGGATTCACACCGCAAGACGCTGACTTGTACGATGCTGTTTTATTCACTTTGGGCACTACTGACGGCAAGCTCGTTTGTACGTCAACGCCCTGGAATAGCGACAGCCTTTTCTGGAAGATGTGCAACCACAAGGACTTCACCGATTTTGCGCGGCATCATGTGACGTGGCAGCAGGCTCAAGAACCCAATGGGCCTCTGAAAAAGGGCATTCTGGACAAGATTAGGAAGCAGTTTGGTGAAGATCCTGCTCGGTGGCGTCGTGAGATGGAGGCTGAATGGGCTGAAGACGAGAACGTGTGGCTGCCCCAGAGTTTGATCGTTGCATGCGTCGGAACCGCGAAAAACTGTGGCGAGGACCTGCAACCCTGGAATCCAGAGCAGGGAAATGAAGGCGAACTATTCGCTGGCCTAGATCTTGCTCAGGTGAGGGACTATTGTGTTTTCAGCGTGATTCAGCGCTTGAATGATAGGCTCTTTCTGCGACATTTGAAGATCTTCAGTCAACCCACGAAGTACGCGAACGTTCTGGGCTACGTGAAGATGCTGCAGGATCGCTGGGGTGGCTTCGCCAAAATGCGCGTCGACTTCACCAAGGAAGGCCCCAGCATAATCAGCGACATGGAAGACGCAGGCATCCAGAACGCTGAAGGCGTAAACTTTAGCTTACCGCGGAAGAGCGAGATGGCTAATCTCTTGAAGCAGCGAATGGGAGATCAGAGGCTCTTCTATCCGCTTCTCACATGGGAGAAGCCATATCGTAGCGACGTCTGCACAGAGCTCAACGTTGAGAGGTACGAACTGCGCAAGGATGGAGCCATCGCGCTATCCCATCCGAACGGAACGCACGACGATGTGTTCTGGAGTTTGGCGCTGGCCGTTTTTTCAACGGTCGAGATGAAAACCGTGGATCTCGAGGCGATCCGGTTTGGCTAAGCTGAAAGATGTACGCAAGAAGTTGGCGAAGCGTAAGGCGACGGGTGTTGGTCGCTGAATGCGTAGGCGCCGTGAGTATTTCCGTATCCACCATTTTAGGCGTGTCTACGATAGAGTCCAGGGCAAGTTTCGGTTTCAGATCAGCTATTCAACGTCTGCAGAGCTTACGCCTAGAACCATCGCAGTCGCCGAAGCCTTCGGCCTAGGAGCAGATGAAGAGCGAACCTTTGAAGTTCTGGACACTGAGCTGAAGATAGGACCCACAGACGTGGTTTACATCACCGGTGACAGTGGCAGCGGGAAAAGCGTCCTACTCAACGCTCTTGAAAAGGACATTAGACAGGGTATGCGGGAAACCTGCATCAACATCTCAGACGTCAGGCTTCACCATAATATGCCGTTGATAGAGACGGTCGGGGAAACCGTTGAGGAAGGCTTAGAGCTCCTTAGTAGGGTTGGCTTGAATGATGCCTTTCTGTTTCTTCGCACCTACCGGCAACTGAGTGATGGACAGAGATATCGGTATCGCATCGCGAAAGCTATCGAGAGCAAGGCTCAATTCTGGATCGCGGACGAGTTTGCAGCCACTCTTGACAGGGACACCGCAAGAATCGTGGCGTTTAATCTTCAGAAGGTTGCCCGGGCTCTCGGAAAAGCGGTGATAGTTGCGACGACCCACAAGGATCTGCTGCAGGATCTCCGGCCTAGCGTTCACATCCATAAGCGCTTTGGCAAAGAGATAACGATAAACTACTACTCAAACGAGCCCGCAGCGGAATGTACTCTTGTCCCCGAGATGCAGGTCAGAGAAGGAACAAGGGCTGATTGGCTCGGTCTTGCCGGATTCCATTACCGGTCGCACAACCTGGGTGCTGTGCGCAAGATCTTCGCGTTGAAGCGCGGAGAGGAGTTGTGCGGGGTGATCGTGTATGCTTATCCGCCTCCGACTTCGCACGGTCGGGCTATAGTCCTGCCGAAGATGGCCATCCGCGACCTGAACAAGCAACTTTGCAGCATCTCGCGAGTAGTCATTCACCCGAAGTATCGAACAATCGGCTTAGGAGCCTTACTTATTAGGCAAACGCTGCCGCTGGCTGGAACGCCAAACGTCGAAATGAGCGCGGTCATGGCCAAATACAATCCCTTCGGGGAAAAGGCAGGCATGCGCAGGATCGTACTCCAGCAGCCCTCAAGGGACGCCATCCGCGTCTCAGAAGCTCTCAACGAACTGGGGTTTAGTCCTCAGCTCCTGGGCAGCCAAAAGTACGTGATTACCAAGCTCGCAAGCCTGAACCCAGACCAGATGCGCGGTCTAAGAGAAGCATTCTGCAGAAATATGCACCCGCGATACATGAAAGAATTTAAGACGGGCAAGATCTTCGGAAGTAAGAAGGTCGTTGAAGCTGCGATTCAGAAGGCGGAACTGCCGAAGCTGGCGCAGCTCATCAAGATCACGGGGCTCTTGCTCCAGACGAAAGCCTACCTGTTCTGGAGTGAAACAGAAAAAGGGGGAAGCGGCTTAAGCGCCGTTCCCGACTAGGATCTTGATTAGTTGGTTGATCTCGCAGCGTTCAGCAAGGAGACGGTTTACGAAATCCACGCCGTCTCTCGTCGCGGTGTACTCTTTGCCTTTGCTTTCGCTCGAGCCGTTGGCAGCTGGCTCGATCAGGCCGTTTCTCGCGAGCTTTTGAAGGGTATCGAAAACGGTGGTGGGGCTTATTAGTACGTCATACTTTTTTTGCAGGTGCTTGACTATGCCGTACGTGCCCATGTTCTGCTTCCGCGTCAGGTCGATGATTATTATGTCGAGGAACGCTCTTACGATTCTGGCCCAGAATTGCTTAACCCTGGTTTCCACGTCATCACCTCCTCTTCCGTTCTTCTGACCTGAGGTTCTCGAGGGCGATCTCGATGGCGTGGCTGAAATTGTGGAAACGGCCTTTCGCTATCTGGTCGTGCATCCAACCGAGCAGGTCAAGGCGTATGCTTACGGTCTTTCTTTTTCGTTCTGGCATAGTTTGGTTCTCCGTTTCTCGCCCCGTCGGGGTCGTGCTGAGATGTCGTAATCCACCTGGTCGACTCCCAGCGGAAGAGTGCAACGAACCCCGGCAGGTTTCCGAGCGGATAACTTTTTATGGGTTTGTCTACATGCACTTGTGGGGTAATAGTTGTTCACAACATCTATATAAAACTTGATGTATTGAATGTTCACATATTTTCTTAATAGGAATACAGGAGTAATGAGGATGAAGATGGGAGAGAAGGAGAAGATGGTCCTGAAATCGACTGGAAAAATATATATGCCAACAAAAACGAGCCGCGGAGGGGCAAGGATCTACATCCCTGCGGAGATAGTCTTAGATTCTACCTTCCCGTTCCCAAAAGGCGGGGACATCATCATATTTAAGACGGATGTTGAGATAGACCCGCAAAACGAGGCAATCATAATCAAGCGAGTGAAGAAATGAAAAACCGGCTCAGGGCATTACTTAATTTTGTGGGCTTCCCGAACCTCTTCAGCAAAAACTACACCTGGAGCTGCGGCCAGTTATGAATGTTGAAGTAGATATTTGTCGTCATTTAAGGACTGTACGAGTTTCCATGAATGGTTGTTAAGTTTCTCCATGAGTTCCGTTTCTCCATTTGCTACGTAATATTTTCCGTTTCCGTCAGTTCCAGTTTCGCTTTCTTCTGTCTCTCCGAAGCGCCTAAACTCTTTTATTCCCTCATCCACGCCAGACCTAGCTAATACTTCTTGGAGCCTCTTCAGCTTGTCATCTTCGTATCCTTGCAGCCGCGCAAAATCCAGAAGGGCTTTCTTCCTGAACTGGTCCTCTTCAATCGGTCTACGCGCACTCTCAAGCCTCAAAACTTCAGTAACTTCCGCTTCTATGAGCAATTCCCTAATCTTCTCCGTGTCACCCATGTATGCACCATTAAACCTCTGCACATGGCCAGTCAACAAATCGATGATGTCATCGCTCACTCGGTTCCGTAGCTGCGTGCTGAACCACATCCGGCAACAATGATAACTTAAACGTCTGCCAGTCTTCGCTCTAACACCGGCTCTCTTGCATAAATCTTTGAAAATATCATTACACAAAGAAGGTTCAATATGGTTACTCTTGTATCCGCTGAAAAGCCAGCCTTCACTCTTGCCCAAGCTCTTGATGTACGTGGATAAGATCTCTTGTACTTCAGGAGTAAGAAGTAGAAGAATGTCCTCATTCGTTTTCGGCCTTAGCAACTCCACAAACTCCAGCGTCTTCCCGTCTAGTATGCCTTCAAACTTCTCAATCTTGAGAACTGAAACAGTGCTTTCATCTTGACCCATAAGACCCAGAGACAGTACTGCTCTATCCCGTAGCTGTGCAACCTTGATCAGAGCGTTAATCTCAGGAGCCAATAGTTGATGCTTCTTCTTTTCTGGTTTCGGGTTTCTCATCCGAGCATCTTTCCTTATGAACTTCCGCAAGCTGATGGGCATGTTATGGAAGTTGAAGAAAGACTGAATAGCCGTGGCAGCAGTGCGGGCGGTAGTCTGAGCTGGAGACTTGTCCTTATACTTTCCTGTCCACCCTCCGGCACGACCTTTCACTGAACCCATGCGCTTAATCTTGACGGCCCCAGAAAGCAGGTATCTGTAAAACTGGAACACCTTCTCAGGATACACATCAGAAGTCTCAGGCTCACGCCGCAGCTCACGATGCTCGGCCAGCATTTGCGCGCCACTCTTTCCTATGTACTGTTCAAACGCTCTGAAATTGGAAAGATAGCAATTCCTAGTATTCTCTCCGCATGGTTCCAGCCATTTTTCAACTGGATCTGATTTATTCATGCATATCACAATATATGATATAGTAGCGACGGCTTATATAGCTTTACTTTTCAAAAGCCAAATCTTCGTAATAAAACTGTTTGAAAAACGAAAACCGCCATTCATTCGAGATATAACACTTAACCTTCTGGAGCAGCTTCAATGTCCTGAAGATGCTTTAGTTCCTGCCAGAAGAGCGACAACGCTTGAGAGACCTTCCCTGTTTTCACGTTCTTCCCCTCAAGGTCAGTAAGTTCCATGATGGTGACCATTCTATGCGCGGTTAATTTTTAAGCTTTTCCGCAGTCGCAAGTCACAAGAAAAGGCATCATCCAGAATTAGATGTATCTTCCCTCTGTTCGGCTATGATCTCCAGAATTCCTGACAGGGACTCGAGGAATTTCTCCTTTCTCTCATAAGCAAGTTTCTCGAAGCCTTCAATCAGACTATTTACGAGCGTGCGATAGGCGTACGTGACTTCTTTGAATTTGAATTCGTAGATTTCATGTTCAAGCG